TAATTTCAGTTGCCACTACTGTGTCACCTCTAATCCAACAATAAATGGTCCTTGAAGTTCTGTGGAAACTTCTCCACCAGGAGAAGTAAATTGAATGTCATACACTAATCTGCCCAGTGGCAATTCAGATATAAGTGCTGCAGCAACCACAATATCTACAACACCTTGTACAGAGCTATGATTAAGAGTAATAGTATGGTCTGCAGTATTGTTTGCACTAGTAATGTCTAGTAGTTTTGTAGTAGAAGTTGCAAACTGTCTAACCTGCATCTTAACTGTCCAGCCAGTTAAGTTACGAGCTACACCAGCATCTAATATTTTAAATCGCAATTTAAAAGTATCACCTTTAATAAGCGATATTGCCCACTTACCTGCTGCCATTAGTTAATCTCCGTTAGATATTCGCCATAACCAGCAGCAGTTAATTCTGCTGCTTCTGAATTTGTTACTGTGTATACGTGACCACCTACATAGGCAATCTCTGCATTTTTTACATCACTGCTTAATGGGTATCGCTCTTCGCGATACTTGCCATTAACTTTAATAATAGTAATACCTCTAGGCAAGGTATAGAACTGATCTAAACGAGTAGGCCCAATAGGACCTTCGTCAATCGTTGGGGTTCTAAATGTATACATTAATCTCCTAAGCCCAAGAATGCCCACCACCGAAGTGGTGGACAAACCAAGGATTACGCGATTGAGGATGAACTCTCTACACGCCACAATGCCTCTGGACGGTACAATGACCATCCACCGGCAAAGTACCAACCTACCTTGTGGAATCGACCGAAGTTGTCGGTAACAGGAGCAACGACTGAGTGTGCTTCTTCAGCAACTGCTTCAGCCAATGCTTGCTGACCAGCAATAAGGGTTCGATAAACCTTTACAGTTGGTTGGAATGTAATGGTACCTGATACCGTACCTGCGTTAGCAACGCTTACAGTAACGGTAAGACCGTTAGCTGAAACAGAAACTACGCGAGCAGCAGTACCAACGTTTGTACCAGTTACCAAGTATCCTGGCTCAATTACGCCAGAAGTAGTAGCAGCAGTAAGGGTGATAGTAAATGCACCTGAAGTACCAGCTGATCCACCAGCGTTGGTGAATGAACCTGCACCTGTTGTTGCACCATCAAAACCTGCTGGCATACGTGAGGATTCAATGTAGTAAGCACCTTCGTACTGACCAATTTCGCCTGCCCAGATTTTATCCTGAGACGTACCATAGTTCTGAGGTGTACGCCATCCTGCAGCATCAGTCTCAACACGAAGATCGTGTGAAACTTCTGGATGAATACCTACCCAGTAAAGTGAACCCTTGCGAGGTGCAACAGATGCAGTACGCATTTTTGCAACTGACTTACGGATTTCTTTTGATGATAGAGTATTTGCAGCAGCAACGCTTGCACGTGCAGATACTGCAGTGGTTCCAGTTACACCAGAACCATACAATACGTTTGAACCACCAACAAGAACGTTGGAAACGAGCTTGTCAATGCTGTCAATCATGTTGTAAGCAACAATGTTTGCAACAGCAGGATCAACGTCAGTAAACGAGAAGAGCTTAAGTGCCTTCGTGCGTGCGACCATATTACCGTATTCCTTCATGGTTACGGGAATAAAGTCAGGTGTTTCCATACCTAGGGTATCTGGATCCGATGCTTCATCCAACGGATCGATTTCAACAGCAAGATCCTTGTAGATCTGGAAGATTACTTGGTTGCTGTTATTTGTTAGGCTACCTGGCTTCTTGTCTGCAACAGAACGCAATAGCGGTTCTGAGCGGAGCTTGAAGTCAAGAACCTTGTCGTAGGCTTTCTGTAGTAAACCAGCAGTACCGTAAGTGTTAGTACTTGCGTTATAGTTACCAAGAGAGCCTACACCAGTGTTAATGTTTGCCATTATAGGACTCCAATAGATTGTGAATTACGATTAACCGAGGTTCCGTAATATGTTATACAGTTCCTCTTCGGATTCTGCTTTACCAATCATTGCATCAATATCATCAATGTTATCTGGCATTGCAGCACCCTGTGTTGCAGAATTAATTCTTTTCAGATTATCTACGTCTGCGGTAGAACCTTCACTCTGCGGGATGCCAAACGCATCTCCATATTCTTCTAGCCACGAATTAAGTGCGTCCACATTCGTTGCATCGACATCAGATGGAATTAGTTTAGCGACCTTTGGATTAACTCCACGTTCTTCCAAGACCTTCTGGATGACCTCTTGTCGTTGTTTAGAAGTATACTCAGATACTTGACCTTCAAGTTCTTTGTTCTTCTTTTCAAACTCCTTGAGTTGTTTTCGTAATTGCTTAACGAGATCTGTTCCTGAGTTCACGTTATGCTGTGTCGGCTGCTCGTCTTCAATGTCGAAGTCTTCGTCATCCCAGCCTTGATAGTTGTTGCTCATCGCAACCCTCCCTATTTCTTTAACTAAACGCAAGCCACATAACAAATCGGGGAAAGTGTTATGGCTCTTGCTACCAGACTTAGACGCTCGTAGGGGCTGGTAGGTCCTACTGAGGAGAGGAGATGGTGGGAATCGAACCCACAATACCTGTCATCTCCGGTACTACTAGATACTTCCAGCAGTACGTTTAGATAGTGATTGTGTTACTGCACCTGATTGACCAGAGAATCGTGCAACAGCACCTTGTTGAATTCTCCTACGTCTTGCAGATGCAAGTCCTTGAATGTTTTCTTGCTCAAGTTCTTTCTGTAAATCACCAGTACTAATGCCTTGCTTTTGTGCTTCCGAAGTATATCCTGGTGTTTGCAACTTAGTAATTGACAAACCTTGCCGTGCTTGCTCACGAGATACTCCTTGACGAGCAAGTTCTTCAGCACCAACAAGGCTAGTAAAGTCTGCTTCAACCTGAGCAGCAAGAATGTTTGCAGTTCTAATTTTATCTTGAAGCTGTCCTGCAGCTTCTTTACCAAGCAATAACGCTCTAGCAAGATCTGAACCAGAAAGATTAAGGCTACCAAGCTGTGAACGAAGTATGCTGTCTGCATTGTTAATAGCATCATAGGCTACATTCATTCTAGATTGTGCTTCTAGAATAGACACATTACCTTCAATAAGTCTATCGGCATTAGCGTTAGTTGCTAGGTCTGCTAGACCATAGAAAGCAAATAGACTCTTGTATTCTTTTCTAGCATTCATAAACTCTGCTAGAGTGGTAATGCCTGTAACGTTATTGGGGTCTTTCTTAATCTTTAGAAATGCACCAAACTCAGCATCAAATAATGGAGTCTTGCCTGTACCTACAAGCAAATCAGGAATTAAAGATGCGTCTACTTCCGTACCATAGTACTCAGAATTAAAGTATGCACTCCATATTTCTTCTGCAATTGCAGTACTGGTAATGCCAACAAGTTGCATAAGGATTGAAACAAATACACCTTTAGCCATACCAGTAGGTGGTGGTGGTGGGTCGTCGGGGTTTTCCCCGACTGGTTTAAATGCTGAATCGTTTTCTGGCTTCCAGCCATCATCGGCAGGAGTTTTTCCTGGAGGATTTGAATCATATGGGTTGTCCATAATCCACTGATTGTTCCAAAGGTTCTTGTAAATGTATTCACTTGTTTGATCATCATAGACAATTTGATATTGTTGAACACCGTTAACAACACCCATTGCAATTCTGCGTAATTCCTTTTTCATACATTTACTCCGAATGCTCTAGCAAATGATCTTGCTAGGTTAGCTGCGTTTGACTTTGCTGCATTAGTAGACTGGAAATCATCACTCTTTAATAAGAATTGCTGAAACTCATTAATGGTTAATTTCTTTCCATCTTTAGTAGCCATACCTAATACCTTAGAAACATCTGTATCTATTCCTGTTTTTTCCAAGAGCTTGTTATAAGTTTGAATATAAGGAGAGATAATGTCCTGAAACGATATGTTTGGATTCTTGTCAATGTCTTCAGCAAAAGCACTATAGGTAGTTTTAGCTAAATCACGTAAGGTATCATCTACATCTTGCTCTTGCAGTTTACCTTTTAGCAAACCTTTAATAAGTTTAATCTTTGTATTTACCCCAACAACAGAAGATAGACCATAGTTGTTTACCGCTTGATTGATTGCATCCTGAACAGCACCAACCTTACCAGCCATATCTCCTGTAATATCTAAACGCTTTACAATGTAGCGCAATGTAAAGTCATTTAAATCAAAAGGATTCTGGGTTATTGTTTCTTTGTATTTGCCAGATCTTGTACTTACATACTTCTTTTGTTGATTAACAAGGGTTTCGTAGAAGTCTTCAAAGTCTGCTTTGTTAGGGGCTTTACCTGTAATCTGGCTAACAAAGTTTCTAAATACATCTTTAGCGGCATTTTTGCCAGTAATAGTAACACTACTTTTTGGGCCAGTGTAGCCACCAGATTCTGGATCTTTTGTCTTTTGTCTTAAGTAATCCATAAGACTTAGGAACTTAGATTTTGTTCCATTCAATTCATATCTTTGTGCATTGAATGTAGATACTGCTCTTAGTGCCGCATAGTATGAACGCAAGAATGCATCATCTCTACCTTTTGATGAAGTGGGAAGGCCGTACTTATCTACTAATAGTTTTCTTAATTCGTTGTAACCGCCACCTTTAATTATGTCGTTAAGGTAGCTGGTTGCAAACTGCCATTGTTGAGGAGCGTCAACTTGACTTTGACTACTTTGCCTAGGCGCCCAAAATGCATCTTGGTATGAAACTACTCCCTTTTTATCTGTAAAAAGAAACGATAAATAACCATAATCATTATAACCAAAATCATTTGTACCTATTGTAAATGTAGCTCCATTGCCAGTTTCAACTGGAACTGGGCCTATTGGTCCATTATATTGGTTCATGTTATCCTTAACCTAACGGGCTTGCTCTAAATGAATCACGAACTTTATAGTTAATCATTGGGAAAAAGATTAATCTATTCAATTGCATTAAGAACTTATCTCCACCTGCAACTTTTGTTAAAACGTCTATTGTTTTGTTCTTTGCTGCAATTCTGATTAGTACGTTACCAGAATTGTATCCCGGGTCAATACTCATCTGAGCATAACCCTTACCAAATATCTCTAACACTTCTGCTAGTTTCTTTTTAGTTCCAGCAGGAATAACAGAACTATCGTCTTTTGAAATCTGCAACAAGTCTTCATACATTTTTTCTTCTTGCTCAACAGTGATATCTCCACTCCTAAGTTGATTCCTTAGCATTGGATATGCTATTAAAAGCATCTGCCTTTGTCTTTCTGCTGATTCGATTTGCGCTTTTCTTGCTGTGTAATCAGCATTACTATCTAAAAACTTTTCTAAGTCTTTACTAATTTGAAAGTATTGCTGTTTTACTTCTATTGTATTAATACTCTTTAAATATTTTTTAGTATTAATATCTTCAGATAGGCCTGCTGCTTGCATCCAGTTGTAAACACTAGGGTTAATCTTGCCATCTGTTTGAGGAGCAAATAGGTAAGCTGCCTCTCCATACTTATCAACAAAGTCTTTATTAGTAATTAACCAGTCTCGAACTTCTTCGGTTTTCTTTAGTAGTGGTTTAATTTCTTTTTGTTCGCGAGATACTGTGTAGATAAGTTTTCCTGGATTCTGGCCAACGTAAAGTGCTTTAGCAAGTTCCCATGGATCTGCAATATCATCACCATACTTTTCAATAACTGCTTCGTATATCTCAAAGAATGCAGACCTAATGTTGCTAGTTCCGGTTTCCCTCCAGTGATCTTCAAGATTCATGCTTTCTTGAAGACTTGTACTCATTGGAAATACAGTACCCGTAATTGCATTCATTACCTGTACGTTATGGGCAGCAACTCTTACGATGTCCATGTACTCGTCAATCTGTTCTGGAGTTGCATTTGGCTTCATGCCAGGGTGGTCTAGTCCAGAAAACGCAGCATTAAAAGCAATTGCTTGTAGTGTTGAACTATGATTGTGTCTTGCATTTTCGTCAGTATCTAGCACTTTCCACAGTCTTTGCAAGATTGATGGAGTTACAGCTTTAACAACATCAATGTCGTCACCAAGATCACCTAGCAATACGTTGTCAATATCTTCTACCCATGGAGATGTAGGAAATACTCTACCAGCAATAGCTTTAAGAAGAACAGTTGATAACCCAGCTAGTGGACCACTTAGGTATGGAATACCAGCATCATCTTGAAATGATGGATTAAGTCCGACAACTTTTCCAGTAAGTCTATTGAACTGTGGTTGTACTACCGCTTGCTCATTAAGTGTAACGCGGGAAAGAAAGTTATTAAATACTGAATAAATAACATTATCCATAGGAACAAAGAAGTATTCTTCTCCCTCTTCGTTTTGATATGTGATACCAGCATTGTTAAGACCTAAGTGCATAAGTCTCATTCGGTAAATAACTTGAGGTGTAATCTTTCGCAGTCGATATATTCTTCTATAAAAGTCTTCTGTTGCTCTGTAGAATCTACTTACGTTTCTTACGCTAGATGCCATAAAGGTTCTAACTTGTGGATTGTCAACATACTTTAATGCTGTATTAACAGCATCGTGGAATACCATCTCAACTGCTTGTTTTTGAGTTAGTTCAACTGCTCGTTTTGCTGCAATTATATCTTTAGCATCCGGATTGTAATCACCTTTTGTTAAAGTTTCTCCAGCCAAAAATTTAATCTGTTCAGGAGAGGCTTTAGATTTAGTAAATTGAGAAAATGTTTTTACTAACATTTCTTGTTCTAACCCAGCGAGCTCATCTCTTTTTGTAAGATAAAGTGCAGTAACAGCTTTGTTTCTAAACAAGTCTGTTACTGTTCTATCCATTAAATTCCAAAGGTATTCTTCACCTTGCAACCACCAGTCTTCGAGATTACCTTTAAAATCTTTAACTGGAATTATGTTTGTTTTAATTTTTTGTTGGATAATATTATCTCCAGCCAAATCAAAGTACTCATCAAAGTCAATCTTTAATGCATCTTTAACGGAAGGACTGTTCTGAAAGTGAGCTAATAAGTTATCATTAAATTTACCAAGATCATCTGAACCGTGAAATACAAAATACATTTCAGAAAATATCTTGCCAAGCATTTCTTTTATTGCATCTTGTTTTGTTAATCCTTTGTAGTTTACAAGTTCATGAAGATCTAATCGATATGCAATTAACTTATCCATATCAGATTCATTTAAAGTTTTCATAACAGCACTTACTGCATTATCAAAATCTTTTGAAGTTCTTAATCCGTCATTAGCTATAAATATATCACCGAGTTGCGCAAATCGCCCAATCTTATTGTTAATAAATAATCTATTTAAGTTTACAAGTTGAGCAGCCGCAAACTCATCTATGTCAAGATCTTTTTGTTCAAAAATTTTAAAGCTTTTGCCAAACCTAATACTTTGCTCTTCAAGCAATCTTGCATAGTATTGGTTATCAAATGCACCAAGTCTTTCTATTATTCCTGTATCAACCTTACCAGCGGTAGCTCTTGCTACTTGTGACGATGCAGCTTCAAGTGTATTCACTTGATTAAGAAGTAATTCCCTCATATACCTAAAATGATTATCGCTCATTCGGCCTCTGCCGATTCTTGTCATAGAAAGATCAACAATAGCAACTTTCATTGCATGATTTATTTGAGCTTCACTCCAATTTCCATCTTCAGCTTTTTCCATAATATTAACAAAAACAGCATCTTTATCTTCTTTGGTTAATGCTCTTGCTGGAACCCAGTTATCGTTTCTAGTTATTTTTGCTAGTATTTTTCTTGTAAGTAAGGAAACTGCACCTGTTGTTTTTTCGTCTCCGGACGCAGCTTTTGCAAAATTAACACCACGAACTGCAGAAAAAATATTTTTTACTACACCCATTGGGTAGGCCACTATAGCCATAAATGTTTCATCAATAGAACTTCGAACACCAAGTTTAGGAAACAAATTTCCAAATGTCCAATACCTTGTAACTGAAGCTACAGCTGAGTTGTTAGTTGCTCCACCAAGAAAGTTTAACACTTCGCTTTTTGTGGCTCCTGTTTTGCCTCTAGTTCTAAGGGAAGCGTTTGCTGTAGATGTTTGAATTTCATTCCAAGGTAGTCCACCAATAACCATTGAAAGATCTCTATCAATGGCAGCACCTTTATAAACATTTTTTTGTTTAGTCCAAGGATTTATATTTTCTGGATTAACAGAAAATGCTTCATCTACTGAACCAAAACGTTCAGCAAGTATTTCACGAATCTTTGTTTGAGGTACTCCAGCTGACTCCATAACACCACGATACAATCCGCGAAGAACAGAAAGTTGTTCCGATGGTGCCATAGTCTTATATGCTTCAACTGCAATATCAGCAATGTTTCTTGGCGCTATAATTCTAAAGTATGCTCGTACGGTATTTAAAGTTTCAATAGATCCTTCGCCAAGACGAATACCTTGATCTCCAGGAGATCTTGATACCCAGGTTGCAAATCGTTTAATAAACTTTTTTCTTTCAGCGAGAAACTTATCAATCTCTGGAGTGTTTGTGCGTTGCCCAGTAAAAGCATTTGCTCCATAAACAGTAAGTTCATCAAGATATCCAGATACTTCATCAAGTGTAGAGTTAGGGTTAAATGGATCTAGTGTTTCTTCCCTAGAACCTATGCGATACCATTGTTGTCTAAACCAGCTTCCCGCAACTCGTTTTGACCTATGAACAAATATTGACTCTCTAAAAAAATCAGTTCCATCAACTCGTCCAGATAAAATTCTTCTAACGTTATCTATAGAAGAATAAACTTCTTTAGCCGCATCAGCATTAAAGACTTTGTTTGCAACGTTAAAATCAATAGTTTCATCTGTTGCTAATTGTGGATACTCAATGAACATTCTTTGTTTAATTTTAGCTTTCGCTACCGCGTCTGGTGCTTCAGAATATTCTTTAATTAATGCACCAAAACCATCCCATGTTTTTCTTAACAATGGAGTTTTGTCTAATTTTAATTTTGGAGCCGTATCAAAAGCTTCTCTAATTCCTGCTGTACCTTTTCTTGAAAGGTCTACAATTCTTGCAGTTTCATTAAGAGGTATTTTGCCAAAAAGTTTAACTGAGCCACCGACACCAAATGTAAGATAGGTTAGTGGGTCTGCAAAAATTTGAGTTACTGCATCTACAGTACCAGATACCCTAGTAAACATTAAGTCTTTTTCTTCTTGACTTACTTTTACTTCGCCAGCTTTAATCTTTTCTGCTTCTTTAGATGCAGCCATTGGTGAACCAAATTTAATGCCACCAAGATCAAATCCCGTTCCTTCTTTACCACGTTCGCCAACTATGTTTCTGGCAACAAATCTACCAATACTTATTTTTGCTTGACGATAATCTTCAAGAACAGTATTTTCCCACACGTCTTTATTGTTTACAAAATCTTCTAACTCTTTAATAAATTCTGGAGAATATCCATAAGGAGAATTCTTAATTGTTTCTGCTATGTTATGACCAGAAAGATACTGTTTAGCAATAAATGCTTTTTTCTTTCCATATCTTTTTTGCAATTCTCTATCAATATCATTATTGTAAAGACTTTCTTGGTTATGATAAGAATTCGACCAAAGGTCAACATCAAACAAGTTAGCATCATTTTCATATGCTTGCATCCCAGCATTAAGAACAGTATTAATATTTTTTCCATGCTGTACAGCAGCATTGTAAAATACCCCAATAGGATTAAAGTTTAATAATGTTGATACGCCAGAACCCGCTAGTGTTTGATACCACGTTTTAGGAGGGCTAAAATAACCTCTTTCTCCGTTGGTAATAAACTGAAGCAAGTCTTGAACACCTGTATCTAGTTTAGCGTACTTATCGTAAGCTGCATCACCAAGATTCTGTAATCTTTTATCTATTCTGCCAAGTCTTTTTAAAGTTCTAATAGTTTGCTTTTGCTCATCAAACATTGTTCCAGCAACATAGTCTTCAGCTGTGTCACCGTAAATATCATCATCAAGACCAGGAATAATTTCAGGCATTAAATAATTCCCTTTTCAGATAAGTTAGCATAAATATATTCAAGTTCTGGATCAAAGCCTTGTTGCATTGCAAAATTTAATGTTTCGCGTAAAGATTTAGAAGAATTAACTGGCATACGTGGTGCACTCATTGCTCCGGGGCCAAATGGCATGCCAGCAGTTAGTGGTTCTTCTGGTCGTTGACTAGGAGCAAACAAAGGAGTAACTGGCATTCCGCTAGGTGCAAATGCTGGTGCCATCTGTGATGGGTTAGTTTCAACTTGAGACATAGGTGCTGCAGTTTGCAATCCCATTAGTTCTGCATTTTCACCGTATGCACCACCAGTCATTTCCATTGCTGGTTGTGCACCATCGGTTCGTTTAGAAAGTTCGCCAGGGCCAGACACAGGAGCAGGGTTTGCTGGCTTACGATATCCGCCTCTACTCGCCATCTTCTTCCTCTTCTTCCTCTTCGCTAAATTCTGTTTCTAATACGTGATACAAAAGACCAGTATGTCTCCATGGTGGAAGACTTTCATCTTTTAACACAAGTTTGTAATATTCATTAGTTGTATCTACAAATTCAGCAACAAGAATAAAGTTGGTGCATAGTGCACCTTCTTTATCTACTACTTCTTTTGCAGATTTATTTAAAAGATCTAATAAACCTTTTCGAAGTTTATCGTCTGTCATTGCATCTGTCCGCCGAGTTGTTGCAACAATGCCATTACATCAGGAGTTGGTTGCGCTCCTCCTGGTGGCATTCCTTCACCCATAGGCATTCCTTCAGGTGACATAGGTACTCCCGCAGCCATCATGGGGCCAGGAGCACCGGGGACGGCTTGTGCTGCAACTGGCGATGGTAACCCTGCGGGAGCAACTTCAGGGGCAGGTTCTGGTACAAACACTTCCGCTACAGCTTCTTCTATGCTGACACCTGCCTTGCGGGCTTTAATAACATCTGAAATTTTCATAATAAGATCCGTTGGATCTTGTCCTTGTGCAACCATCTCTGGCAACGCACTTGCAATTGACATAAATGATGCTGATAAAGCATCACGCATTTTTTCAATATCAATTGCTTTCTGCACTTCTGATACGTTCATTGGCCATGGCAACTCACGCATTACGTAATCTCGTGAAGTTAATCCAGCACCAAGTGCTTGTAGTGAGAAGATAAGTGCTCGCGATGGATCAAGTCCTGACATAAGACCATAGCGTACCTGTACGCTGTAGTCTCCCTTAATTGCAGTACTCGGTTTGTACTCGAACTTATATGGAGCACCCTGATAAAGTCCACTTGCGGTCTTCTTTTCGTTAAAGAGTTTTTCATCCATCTCAAAACAAAGTGCAATAACTTCTTCAAGTACTCGTGAGAGAATCTGTTGTGCAGATTTAATTTGACTATCGAATCCACCAAGTAATGCTTGTACACCTTGACCAGTAATGATGCTTGCATCAATCTGACCAGAGCGTCCTTCTGGGTAACGAGAACCCATACGCATTTCTTGTTCAAGTACTGCTTGCTCTGTAAATGCTGACGTAGGAAGTTCTAAACCTACACGGCGAATGTTCTGTGGCTGTTGAGTGCGTAGCACTGCATCTGGGCCAAAAGCAAATTCCTGCACGTCATTTGGTACTGCAAGCGGAGCTTGTACCGATTTCTCTGCTGCTTCCATTGCTAAGAATGCAAAGCGAGCACGAGCAAGTTGCACCCAGATAACATCGTCAAATTGTCCACGAGGATCATCTGGATTTAGGTTAGGTCTCCGTCCGACCTTAACCATAACCTTGCCCATCGGATTTACCGATGTGGCAAGGACTAATTTACTATGAGAAAGAAACAGAGTAATCTGATCTTTATCTTCATATTTAATTAATTCTAGTTCTGCACCCCAGTTAACTGGCCCACCGTCATACTGTGCAAGGATTTCCATTTTGTATTCTGGAAAATCTACAACCAATTCTCTTACGGTTTTTTTAAATCGCTTGTAATATGAAATTACTCGACCAAATCTGTCAAACTCTGGATATGCATTTAATGGATTATCTACAATAATCCGTGGCATGTTGCTTTCAAAGTCTGGTTCTACGACAATGTTGTATGTTCCGTAGGTTAAGTACCAGTCTGCACCAACATAGTTCTGTGTTTCTAGATCTGAAAACTGAACATAATGGTTTGCAATTTGGGTTCGCTTGTCTGCAACCTTTTTTGCTTCATCAGAAGTCATGCTGTTGCTACTGCAGTTAATTGCTGGTAGTGGTGCTACCACTTCTGCAATGTCTCTAGCTGCAACGTCTACAAAGTTAGCTACCATTGCATGGTTCATGCCTTCTGGAAAGAAGTCAATACCAATACTTGCCATGTTTCCACTGCGTACAGCAAGAACATTTTGCATACGCTCATCACGTGGAGCGTACTTTTGCTTCAAAGCTTCATACTTATCAGCAATCTTGTCAATGCTTAACGCCATACTCTTCCTTATGCATAATATGTGTATTGTTCAGTGGCTAAATCGTCAAGATTTATGACACCGCGATCAAATTTATTTTTTCGTGTAGACCATTTGCTATTTGCATGGGTCTGTAAGAACGACCCCTGCCTCATCATCTCTTGTGCTCGAATCTCACAGAACCACAACGCCATGACTAAGTCGGTTGGGTTTCGTGTTTCGGGCTTCCAAGTAATAAGTTGGTTAATTAAAGCCTTAACGTGTTCATTGTTTTCGTGGTCTGGTAAACTAAGTAGGTTATCTCGCTGGTGTTTACCATCTCGTACCGTACCAAACAAGCCTGACATTGCCGCAACACCAAAGCTAACATCCCATTTGTTCTTGCCAGTGAAGTGTTCACGCAGTTGTGTGCCACGAGATGCCAACCAATTGCGTAGTTCCTCATCTAAAGAGAACGCTTTCTGAAAAGCGTTAATCTCAATGCGCAATTCCATAGGGCGATACTTTATTACCCAGTCTTCAATTAATGCGCGAATCTTTTGGGGGGTTGGATCAGCCATGTTATAGGCATCAATAACCATTCGATTTCCAGATTGCCTGTCCAACGCATACATAATTCCTGCGGTCTTGCCTGACATGGCCGGATCCAAACCCATAATGTACACCCACTCACCTGTAGTAGGGTGTCCAGGAGCGTTAGCATTAATCAAGCCTGTTTTACGCATCTTGTTAACGCATCCGCTAACTGCTGCTACGGGGAAGATCGCATCTTCCTCAACATCTTGCTGTTGGTACACCAACGCCCATGTTGCAGCAGAAACTTCTCCACGTCTTGTATAGAGCGTGGGGCCGTCCCATTTTGGATATAGACCGTCTTCATCTGGTTGATCGTCTGTCCCATCCCAGGGTCGGTCTGACTTGGGCCACAATGTAACCCAGTTTTTAGGTTTGTCCGAAAACTCCAGAACTGCTGGCATAGCCAAATAAGTAAATGGCGACTTGCCAGAAGTCCAATGGTCTGGGTTTCGAATCTCTTTGTAAAGGTCTACTGATGCCACGCGGGTTCCACAGATAATCAGGCTACCAGCACCCAATCGGGTAATAACCATTTTCTGTAGCCAGTTCAACTGCTTTTCCCATTCGTGGGCATTTGTAGTTGAGACCACGTCATCTAAGATAATCAGGTCGGCACGAGTACCGTAAATCTGCTGACCCACACCTAAGGCTTGGACCGTAGGGTCCTTGGCCTCAGAATCACGCTTAAGGTAAATCTGGTCTTGAGTCCACTGCTCGGCAGTTTCCTTCCAACCGCCCGCAGGGCCGTACACTTGCTGGAGCTTAGCCCAGCGAGGTTCGGTCAATCTCTGCTTTATGGCAAAGAGGAACTCCTTGGCCCTTTTCTGGGTCTGGGAGACAATTGCTATTTTGATGCTTGGGTCCATACACAATCGATAGACTGCGTAGTTGACAGTAATGACGGTGGACTTGGCATGCTCTGGGGGTACGTTCACCAGAAGGCGTTTTGGGCTGGAGGGTTCAAACACCATGGATGGGTGTTGCCATTCAGGCTCGCGCCCCTCTAACACATCCACCCAAGACTGGTGATGGGGAAAGACTTTGGACTCAAGGAAGATTTCTGACCACTCGGCAAAGGACATCTTCCCTGCACCCAATGTGGCCTGCATCACAACCTGGCCCTCTGACTGGGCACCCTCAAGATCGGCTGCAAACTTCTTGTCCCGGTATAGCCAATCACGGAATTGCTTGGGGTTGACACCAGCTATGGTGGCAGCCACGGAGGGGTCTATCCCCGACCTAACTTGGTCAATAACAGAAGCCTTAGCTTCTAAGGTAGCCTTAGCTTTCCAATGCTCCCCACCTTTTTTAAAAGACATAAAGATCCTTAATAGAATAACTATAAAACATAACAATAAACCATACCATATAGCCCACCCTCTATAGGTATAATATTATATTATATTTATTATATATACAAGCCCCCCACAGG